GTTGGGAGTGATTTCCTGGTTTATAATGACAGAATAGGAGATCGCGAGACCCACGTTAGTGTAGAAATAATTGAGGCCAAGCATGCCTGAATGCATTGACGGCAAATGATGTCAAACGCGCACGACACAACAGTAGCTGGTGCCGCGAGCTTCGCACGGAGGGGACGGCCTTACATGTCTCAAACAAAGCCTTAGCAACAGTGCTATCCAGCCATCCAGCCCACGAGGCAGGCAACAGCTTATGCCATGCACCGGCGGCCCCGAGTTTACCCTCAAGGTGCAACTCCTTAAGCCAATCCGGCAGCGCACCTGCCTCCGCAAGATAATCGCGACCGAGCGCTGATCCCCCCGCCAGCTCACGCAGCACGCCTGGATCCTTCCCTGAATTACGGTAAATAACATCAGCATACCCATAGTACTGGGACTTGAACATGCCATACGCAGGGGGACCCCTGATGTCGCGCATCGTTTCAATCACCTCCTTCCCCCCCACAGCCCGCTCAGCACGCGCCGCCGCTTGGTTAAACCGCAAAAGCGATGCCATGATTGGCCAAGATTCCCACGCAGCATGATGCTGACTGGCCGACTCATCACGGTGCCATGCACGAACCGCATCGCACACCGCAGCATTCCGCATCCACGTTGTCACCACCCCAGTGCCATCCTGACGCGAACGTCCGGACGACCACTTTCTCGCAAAGTCCACCGCATCCTGCCCGCTTGCTTCGATTCCCGTCGATCTCTTCACCCATGCCTTGGCTCGCCCCTCCAAATCATATATACCGGGCCCACGCGCATTCACAGAATAATCCTCAGCCTTCTGACGCCAGTACTTGGCATCAAGCTCATACTTGCCACGGCCGACCTTCACTGTATAGTCATACTCATACTGCCCCACCGGCAAAATGCCCACGCCACCCATCTCAGGGGCAGCGTGGAGCACCTCAGGGGCAATCCGCACAACATCCGGCCGCTTCTTGGGATTCAAGTGACACTCACGCGTCCACACCCGCATTTTCGAAAAGAAACGCTCCGCTTCATCATAAAGAGCACGCGCCATCCCATACCACCCGCCCTTCCTCGCCCACATTTCCAGACCAGTCGCAAGTGAACGCAGCTTGTCGATGCCCGATGATTCAGAACCGCTGCCCTTATTAGGACCCCCGCTACATGCAGCATAGACCGCCCGCGGCGGGAAGGCACGCATGGTTCCACCGGCATAGAGGATGCGAAAGTAAACAATCGAACGCCATTGAGCGACCTGCTTCTTCGGATTGGCCAAATGCCCCTGCTCGAGCATCTTCTCAACAGCGCGCTTGCCCTGCTCATATTTCGCAAAAACCTCAGCCACATCATCCGCACGATTCAGCACATAAAGGGACGTCCGTGAACGCAGGTTTGCGCTACAGCCAAGCAACTCAGCATCGCGGACCAGGAGACGCGAGGTGCCCACGATCGTGTTACTCTCCAAGGTGGACCGACGACCGGACTGCTGCCCGGCTGGGTCGGTGACTAACACCGAGGTCGAATCAAGCCGGCGAGCGCGACCAGCCGCACTCTTGACGATCTCATCCACCACGCGAGAATAGTGCTGATCCGCGTAAGCCTGCGATCGAAAGACAGCCTCACGATGCCCGGCCTCAAGCATGTCGAGCTCTCGCAGCATATCGGGTTGCACCTCTAAGCGGACATAACGCAGCACCAATTTACGCATTGCCTTCAACACCACCAGCCACTCGGCCATATGCACAAAATGATCCCATTTTGACCAGTCCCATGCAACAAGGATACGGCCATCGGCAAGATAGTGTGATGCACCGCGGCTAGCAACAACAAGGTTGATGTGGCGCGCCATCGTCTCAGGCGGCGACTCACCAATGTCAAGCCCGACAGCAGGGTACCGATTGCGCAAAACATCAAAGACAAACCCCTCAGAGGTCTGATCACGCATATCGGTGGCGGATAATGTACGATCCACGCCCCGCTCGTCCAGCTTCCCGGCAACCTCAATGTAAAGCTTACCCCAGTCCATAGCCCACACATCCTTCTCCGTCATCGTCATCACATAGGCTTTCGCTGCCCCCGGAGGCGAAACATCGGAACCCAACACATCACGAGATCGGCGTCCGGCCACCCCACCTGCGGCCCAGGCACTCCGCAGCGCAACGAATTCATCCCAGGTATGGGCCTTATCCGCATAGGTGGCATAGATCGGCTCAAGCAATGATGTGCACGCACGCTCCATCTGCTCAAGGTAATGTTCAAAACTACGCTCACCATGATTGGCCCCCGGAAATGTATACTTAAATTCATTAAGCGCATACTTGAGCACCTCGACCGATATCTCCCCCTTCAGAGCATCTGCATCGCTGAAGCCATTAAGGTCCTCGGCATTCAGGAAGAAGGCAGCAGATATATGCTGACGGTTGGTCAAGGGGAACATCCAGGTTTGAGTAACCATGGCAGTGGTCTCCTTGCATATCATTGTCCATTGGGCATTGGTAGCATGGAGAATACCTGTCCGCAAAGCATAATCGCACAACGAAGTCCAATACTGCGTTGTCCAAAGCCAGAAGCACGTGAAGAGCATACGCTCATAAGGCATGCGTGCAGAGACGCAATCGTATAACACGGCTTCCGCGACATCACGGAACAGATCACCAGCCCCCTGCTTAGCCCATACGGAATGGACAGTGTGGTACAAACTGCAGATATCGAAATAGTTGCGCTGTTTAAACCGGCGATGACGCTCCCAGAGCTGATCACCCCACATGAGTGCCTTCGCAGGCTCTCCAGAGTCCAAACAGCGCCACATCCGCTCCCAACACACACCATCCACAGGATGACGCGTACGATCCAACTGCCGAAGCAGCACCTCGAGATCACGCCATGGCCAAGCACCCAACTCGCCCCACATATCCTCGGTACGTATCACAAGTGACGCCTTAAACTTAGCAAAAGCATCAGCATGTGAATCCCCGATATCGTAGGGTGCGCAGCACCACTGCACGGACACCTCATCAACGAAATCACCGCAAAAAGTATAGAAACTGGAAGAGAGTGGATCGGGTACCACGAACACGCAGACCCTTCGAAACAAATGAACAAATAAATCATCAAAATCAGTAACAAGATAAGTATCCACACCACCGGCAGCCAAGGCATTGGCATAAGAAACCCCTAAAGAGACGGAATCAACGCAAAAGAGAGGAAACCCCTTGGGTGTAAAAGAAGGAACCCAAAAGGCAGAAGGTGACCAAAAGCGGGACAAGCAGCGACGGTCGGCATCATCGGCAGAAGAGAGCAAGGCAGAAACCGTGCTCCCCTCATCAGACACCGACCACCACACTGGTTCAGATCCTAGCAACGCACGTGCCTCCGGGAGGGAGGCAGCATACTTAGCATTATCAAGTATGATCTTCACCGATCGCATCTCGCACAGTTGGCAGCATCTAATTACTCGAATTAGAATGCCACTCAAGC